CAGAAACTTATGATTAATTATGATTTATTAAAATATATAAAAAAAGATAAGAAATTTATGAGTATAAAAAGAAAGGCAGATAAAAAAATAGATAATGCCTATAAAGAATTATCAGGTAACCCTTTTAAAAAAGCAATAAAAGAGTTAAAATTACAATACACAAATAAAAAAAATAGAAAAACAAGAAAGACTAGAAAGACTAGAAAAAACAAGAAAGACTAGAAAAAACAAGAAAAACAATAATATATAAATCATATAAAATATGCAGTGGTTTGAAATTGCAAATGAGGTAAAATCACTAAAAAATATCCATAATATTATTCGTGAATAAAGCTAACTCTATTTCATGTTCATGCACATTATGAAATATAGTAATATATTTACAGATATACTGAATTATCCTATATTTTTCTTCTTCTTCTAATAATTCAGTAGTTTTCACAAAAATAAAAAAATTATCTAAAATATCAATGACAGAGTAACCTTTATTAATTAATTCATAGAGAATACTTATTGATTGTTTAAGGTCTTTATCTTTTTTACAAAATAGAATATATTTTTGGAATTCCATAAAAGGTATATTAGTACATATTTCAGTAACTAATTGAATAGTAATCGGCAGTCCAATTAATTTGATTTTTTCTAAATAATTTATAATGAGTTTAATTGAATGATTACTAATAGAAATAATAAATGTCTCTATTTCATCTGATAAATTTAAATCTTCTTTCACGGATATTTTATGAATAATTTTCCGAATATTTTCGGTTGTTAATGGTTTTATTTTAATAATATTAAGACGTGATTGGATACTTTCAATGACTTTTTGCGATTGGTTACAAGAAGCAATAAAATGTACATTAGAACTATATTTATCAATATAACTACGAAATATTTGCTGACTTTGTTCATTAATATGGTCAAAATCATCTAATAAAATAATTTTTTTTTTACCGTAAATACTGCTTTTTGTTTGACAAAAATTTTTCACCTCATTGCGGTAATATAGAATACCTTGCTCTTTAAGGGTGTTAATTGTTAAAATGTTATCTCTATATTTTACATCATTATTATAATAATCATGTATAATTGCGTTAATTAAAGATGTTTTGCCACACCCTAAATCGCCAATGAATAATATATTTAATGAATCAATAGTAATCATTGTTTTTAAAATATCAATTAATTCTTTATCTTTATCAAAATCATCTAATATTATTGGTTTATATTTGTAAATAAAAGAAGATTTCATAATATAATAAATACTTTTATTAATTACTATCTATAATAAATTAATTTTTAAGTATTAAGAGTTTAAATATAGTATTTGTTATTATTATAACAATATTATAACAATATTATAATAAATATTATTAGTTAATGAATAAAGATAACGATAATGAAAATTTATATGAAATTTTAGAAATAAGTAAAACATCTTCACAAGAAGAAATAAAAAAAGCGTACCGTAAATTATCAATGGAATATCACCCTGATCGAAATAATGGGTCGGATGCATCTACTGAAAAATTTAAAAAGATTTCATCAGCATATGAAACATTGGGTAATGAAAATAATCGACGGAAATATGATATGATGAGTAATATAGGTGAGATGGGCGGAGAACATAATATGGGTCCTGGAATAAACCCAAATGATATTTTTAATTTCTTCTCTAAAAATATTTTTAATGGAATGGGAATGAATATGATGGACCCAGAGGCAACAATGCGTATGAACATGGGTATGGGCAATGGTCGTTCACCTGATATGCAATTTTTTAATATGGATAATTTAAAAAAAGGATTGAATAAACCTATTCCTATTGTAAAAAATATAGAAATCACCTTATCAAACTCATATAATGGATGCACAATACCATTTGAAATTACTCGCTGGATTGTTGAAAATAGTATTAAACGCGAAGAACAAGAAAAATTATATGTGAATATTCCGAAAGGAATAGATAACAACGAATTGATTATATTGAGAGAAAAGGGTAATATTTTAAATGAAAATAATAAAGGCGATGTTAAAATTTTTGTTAAAATCAAGAATGATACTGATTTTACACGCAACGGATTAGACCTTATCTTAAATAAAACAATTTCTTTAAAAGAGTCCTTATGTGGTTTTTCATTTGAATTGAAATATTTTGATGGAAAAATATTTAAAATTAATAATGGAAATGGTAATGTCATTAATATTAATCATAAAAAAATTATACCTAACATGGGTATGAAGAGAGATAATCATATTGGAAAATTAATTATTGAATTTAACATAAGTTTCCCTGATAAATTATCAGAAGAACAAGTGAAAAGTATTTCAAATATATTATGATTGTATATGTGTGTGATAATAAACAATATAAAGATATATTAGTTATATTGTTTAATAATAATGGAAATCAATTATTCTTCGTATAATTGTATTTTAGATATGCATAACCATATTATAAAAAACGCAGAATGGGTTAATTTTGTTAGAGATTTTAATGATGATAAAGGGTTTATATCTTGTGATGATGAGATAATTCATACGATATATAATATTGTAAATGCCGAAAATGATATTCATTCAGGTACATCATTTGCGTTATGTTTGCGAGCATGTCAAAGCATTTTTAAAGGGTTAAGAACACTTCATGATTATAATGTATAATTGCAGAAAAAATATATGACTATTTAAAAAAATATATCATTAATTAAAAAATATATCATTAATTAAAAAAAAATATATCATTAATATAATAATAATCATATATGAATAATAACAAAAAAATTAAAAACGGATTAAGATATGAACAAAATGGATGGATATATATATCTATTAGAGGGAATGCAAAAGAACGCGGATATGCGAATGGTTATCTTTTAGCACCTGAATTAAAAGAAATATTTAAAATGTTAGAATTTAACTTTCTGAATAGTTATGGTTATTCACGTGTATTTTTTTCGGAAATTATAAGTGAATTATATGGACCACAAATAAAAGATAATTATCCAGAATTTTATGAAGAAATGGAATATATTTCATATGGAGCAAAAGCAAATAATGTAAATATATCAGTAAATGATATTATTATGTGGAATTGTTATGTTAGCATTGATTCCTTAATGGGTTCTTTGCCTTCACTGATCCATGAAAATGAAAACTTAAATAAAAAGTATGGTGATTTATTTATAGAAGAATTAGGAGTATCAAAAGGAAGGCACTCGGAAGGTGGCGCAAAAGATCATTGTACTGCTTTTATGGCAGTTGGCAGTTATACAAAAGACGGGAAAATAGTTTGTGGACATAATTCATTTGATAATTTTATTGATGGACAATATTTTAATGTTATGATGGATTTAAATCCAACAAAAGGGAATCGAATACTCATGCAATGTGCGCCTGGTTGCATTTCAAGCGGGACAGATTTTTATGTTACATCAAAGGGATTAATCTGCTTAGAAACGACAATCGGCGGATTTAATAAATTTCGATTGAAGTCGCCAATTTGTGTCCGGATAAGAAAAGCAATGCAGTATGGAAATAATTTAGACGAATGTTTAGAGTATATTAAAGAAAATAATGGCGGAGATTATGCAAATTCATGGATGATAGGCGATACAAACATAAATACTATTATGCGCATCGAGTTAGGTTTAGATTATATTAATGTTGAAAATAAAAAAGATGGATATTTTATTGGATTTAATGCACCATACGATCCGAAAATCCGGAATTTAGAATGTATAAATACTGGATTTTATGATATTCGTCGGCATCAAGGTTCGCGACGGGTAAGATTAACACAATTAATAGAAGAACACAAGGGAAAGTTAGATATTAAACTTGGCGAAGAAATATTAGCAGACCACTATGATGTGTATTTAAATAAAATTAATCCATCTTCGCGTACATGCTGTAGTCATTATGATTTAGATGATCGAGCATTTATGTCACAAGCAGAACGTCCCCAACCATATCAACCGCGTGGCGCATTAGACGGTATTGTATGTGATACAGCATTAGCAAAAAAGATGTCGTTGGTTGCCAGATGGGGCAGTTCGTGTGGAATTGCTTTTAATAAAACTGAGCATTGTAACCAACACATTCAATGGAATGATCAAGAACCGTATTTACGTGATAGACCTCAGCAACCATGGACTGAATTCTCTGTAAATAATATAAAAACGAATTATACTATGAAAAAAAATAGAGAATATAAAAGGAAAACGCATAAAAGTAAAAAATAAATCATATAAAGATTTTGTATTATACAATGTAGTATAAGATTATTGCTATTTTATTTAATTTTAATAACAAAAAATGAGCACAGTTAAGAGACTTCAAAATGAATATAAAGACATGGGAAATAATCCACCATCAAATTGTTCGGCAGGACCAATAAATGAGGATGATATATATTCGTGGCAAGCAACTATTATGGGTCCTGAAAATAGTCCATATCATGGCGGTATTTTTTTTTTAAAAATAGAGTTTCCAATTGATTATCCATTCAAAGCGCCAAAAATTAGATTTGTTACTAAAATATACCATTGTAATATTAATTCGTCTGGTAGTATTTGTCTTGATATTTTAAAAGATCAATGGAGTCCGGTGCTTACGATTAGTAAAGTATTATTAAGTATTTCTTCATTGATGGATGATGCAAACCCCGACGATCCTCTTGTCCCTGAAATTGCTTGTTTATTGCGCGCAAATAAAGCAGAACATGATGAAAACGCACGCGAATGGACGTTAAAATACGCATTATAAAAATAAAATTTTTAATTATAATAATATGTTATATATATATATATAAAATAAATATATATAACATATATAATCATGCGTAAACGTTGTAACAAACGCACAATGAAACGGCACAAACGTAATAGAAAAAAAACATGCAAGAATAATAAGAAAAAGAGCATTAAGACCCGCATACAAAAAGGTGGCGAAATTACATTTAAATCATTATTTAGTTCGGGTAAAACTATCGCAAATTTAACTTATAATGGGACAAATTTTGGATATTTTGCGTTTACTAATAACGATAATCGTAAAAACCGCGAAATTATATATTTAGGAGATACAGTTAACGAATATAATGTAGATGATGAGGAAAAATCCAAAAATCATTGTGTTAGTATTAATATTCCAAATGGGAAAGATACTATCCATTTGGACGGGTTCTTTTACGATAAACCCGCA